CATTTTCGTCTGCACCTGTAACCTTACGGAACATAGATGCAAATTCTTCTGCGTTTGTTGGTTCGCCTCTAAGAACCCATTCTGTGATACCTAGAGCACTTATTGCGTCTGATACTGTTGCCATTATACTTTCTCCTGTTTATTCATTTGTTTATTGTGCGACTTCCATAACTGTCATACGCATAAATCCCCAATCAGCTGCAATTCTTTCACTAGTACCACTATGTGACCTAGCCCAAAATTGGTAACTAATAGCCGAGGTTGTATTTGGAGTATCTACTAGTGAAGTATATTCACAGTGGTGTGTACTACCTTGTCCAGCTAATGCACTATAACTAATCTGTTCGTCACCACATGCGGTTGCGGTAGCGCCTCCAATTGATTTGTAGATATTTACTTGAACACCAGCAGATGAGGCCCCACTAAGATTAGCATTCCATTGAACTGCTATAAAAAACTTACTTGTTTGAAATTTTGGGGTAATCGCACAAGATAAGTTTGTAGCAGCAATAGTTTGACTAGTAGTAGTAAACGAAGTGTTGGATGTTGTCTCTTTAATTTGAACTACACTTCCTGGCGAATAGACACCAGCTGGAACTGATAAACTTTTACCAGATGCAAGTGAGACTGTGTTACCTGTCTCTGCCGTAATTGTGTTAACTGATAAAGTACTCATTGTGCAATCTCCGTAATACTAAGACTTGTAATGTTGCCTTGATAAGATGATATCCAAGTAGAACCAGATGACCCTACATACCCATTAAGAACAACAGTTTTAGCTCCACTCCAACCCGAAATTGTACCCCCAAAACTATACGAATACCTATGGTCTGCAAATGTTTCTGGATAACCAATTTGGGCAGTAAGGTTATTCTGAATAGCGCCAGCTAAGTGTATTCGTGAGTTCCACCATGTGCTGGTACCAGCGCCTGTAGTTTTTCGCAAATTTGAGAAATGATATTCAACACGAATCAAACTAGTACTAGACTTTGGTGTAAAGTTTATTGTCAAGAGATTAGTATTTGCGGATGCTGCTATGGTTGTAGCTGTTGTCGTACTCGTGTGCTTATATTGAATTACATGGTCAGGAATATGAATAGTTCCCGCTGCGGTTGCCCCTACAATGTTGTCTACTGTTAATGTTGATGCCATCTCTTATATCTCCTATACGATTGACAAGTTGCCACTAACAGTAAGTGTGACACCATCTGCAACTGCCAAAGGGCCTGCTGCGAGTGCATTGTCTGTTGATGCAATTGTTACGTTTGTATTTAATGTTGGTTCGTGTACTCTGAAGATATGTCCCTTACCATAAGATGAATTACCACCAGTAGTTTCGCCTTGGAAATATCCTGCTCCCAAGTCATCTCTTGCAGAAGTAGCAATCTTGTCTAAGGTTACTGCACCGTTTAAAATTTCTGATACTGTAACTGAGTTAGCCGCCAAATCTTCTGCAACAATAACGTCAGCTCCAATACTTCTTGATACTATTTTTCTAATTGCCATATTTCTTTATCCTATTAATCGGTATGCTGCGCTTGAATATGCATCTGAACCGCCCTGATAGTGTACATTACCACTGGCGGCCCAATACCATCCTAAAGTTTGATTAGCTGTGCAATATACAATATTATGTGCATTCATTCCTCTATCGGCAGCCATATATTGTCTAGCAACTGTAGTTCCAGCTACCTTTAGTTGTAATTCGCCAGACTGTGAGGCTTGGGTTAAAACGTGACAGGTTGCTTCATACCATCCAGAGACAGGGCATGTAAACAATTTTGTAGATGTATTATAGTTAGTACCGCCAGTCTCGTGAACTATAACGGTGAATTTCATCAACTCATTGCTCATTGAAACATAATCACCTGTACCAGTTACCCGAACACATACTGTATTAGGAGTAAGTGTTCGTCCAGAACTATCTACTGTCATTGCTGTTGTGCCGCCAGTGTGTGCTATTGTATCTACTTTTAATGTACTTGCCATATTGGTTTCCTAATTCTTTATACTATTTATTCGTCTTGACCAGAGGTTGGGTTATAATTTTTAGCATCTTCGAAGAAAGATGAGGTTTCACTGAAACCAAAATCACCATCTTCTGCATCCCAATCTGAAGGCGCAACGTCTGCTGGTAAAGGAGTAGCAGAATATCTCTGTTCTCTTTTCGGTGCAGAGACTTCCAAGTCTGTATATTGGTCTACTTGTACAGAACGAATAACACCTTGTGAGGTTACTGGGCCATATAAGTAATACTTTGCAGTAAAGTTCAATGTATATATAATTGCCCTACGACCTGCAAAGTCTCCTTCGTAATCATCTTCATACTGAATATCATTCAACACAACAGGAATATCTCTGATAATATCTAGTTCAGCAGATTCCTTCAAAGTAACTGTGTACTCTGGTTGAAAGAATGGTAGAATCTGTTCTACAATCTGTAGTGCGTCATCTGAGTTCTTACTCATAATGAAAAGTTCAAAGTCTACATTATAAGGCACAGGCATAAAGCCAGTCTTAACTTGTTCTGTATTAGTACCGTTTGCAACCTTCTTAGCTTTAATTGACTTGTTTAGTTTTCTTGATGGATCATAAGAAAGTCCACTAATCTCAAAACCAATACGAGGAAGCGTCACTGCTACCTTCTTGTTCAGAGCAGGGTCTTCCCTTAGTCTCGCCAACCATTTTGCTTTTGGCCCATACGCAAGAGGTACTTTCATTGTCTGTACAATGGTGCCTGCGTTATTTTTCTTTGCAAGTTGAATATCGTTAAAGATAGAACCAAATCCAACTACGATATTTCTTGTCGATTCGTTATAGAAGTAATTTCCAATCATAATTATAATTTCCCAGCATCGCCGAATGGATTAGATTCGGAGAAGTCTAATATTGTGTCTTCTTCACTATCAAAGAAGTCATTCATTGCGTTTTCATCAATAGTGTCAACTTTATATGTTTCTTGTACTATATAGGCGGACTCGGCAGACTCTACTGAGTTCTCAATTACTAGAGAACCACCATGTGTTTCATTTTCACCAAGTATATTATCACCAAGTCCAGCACCTGTTGAACCATCTTCTTGCATCAATAGAGTGCCGTCTTCTAGACTGACATTCTCATTAAATGTTCCTGTTTGTTCAAGAGTCATTTGATACGCTAGTTGATCTAAACTATTGTCTGTCTCAATGGCATCAATTGCAGCGATACCTGTATCAAGTTCTTCTGAACCGTATTCGAAGGTTTTACACTTCAACTTATATGTAGGTAAATTATTAACTTGATAGAATGGATCATCGTGATCTACAAAAGTAATCTCAAATAACTTATTACCCCTTGACCAATATATCAAGTCTCCCTCATTCGGACGCAATGATACGATAACATTGTTATCTACCGAAACCAACTGTTCCCATCGCCTTCTAGCTACTGTGAATGTTGCATCATCCTGTATGTCTAAACCAAACTTAGACATGAGTTCTTTTTCACCCTCAAACCCATCTACGTTATCGACATACATCTCAATGAGATATGCATCTTCAAACTTAGAAAGAGAATCTTCTCCAAATAATTTATCTTCTGATACTAAATTGCGAGGAATATAATAAACATCCTGACCATAGATACGCAACTGCTCTATCATTAAATCTTCATAGAGATGCTGTTCTGGTCTTGTTCCTGTATCAAAATAAACATTAGTTGGCATTATGTTACCCTATCATATGCATTGGTGGCAACTCATACGCAAGTTGTATTTGTTCTTCAAGTTTGTTAATCTCTTCTTGTGCCTGAGTGTATATCTGTTCACCGTTTAGTGCAACTCCACCCAGCATTTGAATACCTTGAAACTTAGAAAGGTTTGCACCCCATTGAAGTTTAATCAATTGTGACGCATACTTCTTTAAGAATAAGTCATCCCATACATCAACAAATGTTGCTGGGTCTAATTTACGATAACATTCAATAACAATGTAATCATCAGCAACAACATCAGTCTCCCAATCCATATCTAAGTACAATCTGTTTTGGTGTTGATTGTGACGAATAGCAGTGTCACCTGTCAAGATATGGTCTAGAAAATCTAGATGTTGCATAGTCTGTTCGTACTGAATAACTGAAGTAGAACCAAAACTATACAAGTCATTCAATCGTAGTTGATACTTAACGTCAAACATGTTCATGCTTGACTTATCGGTGAAAGGGAATACCTTTACCACAGACATTACTGTAGGAGGAACAGGAATATAATTCTTCTGTTCTTTCCATACTGCTGAAGTAGTACCATCTACATCTGTAGTAGATGCTAATGAGTTATCTGATCTAGCCCTAGTAATATCTGCGGCAGTAATCTTATACTTTAGATATATTCTTTCAATACCATCGTAATGATACTGGGCGAAGTATTGTAGTGCTTGATCAATTCTGTCTTCTACTTGGTCTGGATCAACATTTATTTCAATCACAGGTTTACCTAGTGATCTTAGACAGTATTCTTTAAATGAAGCCCTTGTGTTTGGTGATGCCATATTTTTATCCTAATGCAACTGCTAATGCTATTGCGAAACCTTCTTCTGCGCCTTTGTTTGCAATCTCAACAATTGTTCCATCTGCTTGTTTAGTATATATCTTCTGATCAGCCGAGTTGATTGCGATTTCTCCAGCGGCCAAATCACTCCCACTGGGTACAGAGTTTGCACTCTCTGAGCGTTTTGGTTTAATTATAGTAGACATAGTATTTCCTTAATAATCACTATTTATCAATACGTCCCGCCGTCAATTCCAGTAATTGTAACATCCCCACTACCAACCGTAAAGTTTGAAGTGTGGAAAGAAGCAACTCCTAAATTGGATGACGTAGCAACTTCTGCTGCTATTGTAAATGAATTACCACTGTCATTGTATGTGAAGTCAATACCTTCACCAGCAGCCATCAAGGCGTTAATTCTATCGTCAACTCTTTCACTTGTATAATATAAGTTTGTGTTCTCAGCAATGTGAGATGTGTTTAAAGTAATCGCAGCACCTAGAGCAACTGATTGTGAGTTGACTGTTACTGCACTGTTATCTAGTTTTGAATTGGGAATACTTCCTGCTAACATTCCATATCCGATACCAAGTGCTTTAACTCGTATCGCATCTCCAGAAATTTCAATAGAAGTACCATCTGTCTGAACGTCTATGGTATTACCATTCTTAACCAAGGCAGCACCAGCAGAAATCTGTCCAGCGCCAGAGAATTGTTCGAATGTTATTACAGTTGAACCAAGGGTGATTGCACCGTTTGTACTCATAACAAAACCATTGTCTTGGTTTGCACTACCTTCTTCTACGAAAGTAAATGCGCCAGGATTTAGATCTG